TTATTCTTCCCCGTCACCGTGAATGAGCACATCATATTCATCATTCTACCATAAGGGGAATTTGCACTATACTTACTAGCGTCTTTGAACAAAAACCGCTTCTTCACAAAGTCCGAATTGACAATAATCTTCGTGAGCTTGTTAGCAGTAGTGCGCTTCTTAGTAATATGGGTTATGCCGCCTTTAGCTTTCACCAACTCCTGCACCTTATCGGCAGTCCTACCCCCTGCGCTGTTACTCTCGAATTGACATTGTTTAACGTTATGTTTCAAAAGCACCTCGGCGCAAAGAACGTCTGTGACTTCCGGAAGCCCATTATCGCACACGCAGTCCTCGATGTAGTAATCGTTTCCGTAGACATAAGCCACGGGGAGGAACGTATAGTCACCTCCACCCTCTGCGGTATCGCAGACAGCTAATACAGCATCAGGCTCCTCCGGAGGCAACTCATAATACCGCCTCAACTCGTCCGCCTTATAAAGCAAGCCCTCACGTTCAATCGGCTCATTCATAAAGAGCGCTCTCCACGACACCTCATCCAACGTAGCTTCCATGTCTAAGAAATATTTAGTATCGAAACCCACCCCATGAGAATAATTGAAATTACTCTCGCGCCGCTCATTTAAGGCGGGTATAACAATGAATTTTGCTCTCGGATCGTTCCCATATATTCTCTCCAAACGCCCAATCGGGTCGTGAACCGACCAACGTGTAGCAATGTGGAGTTCCTTGCAACCGAGCTTCTTTCTCGATTTAAGATCATTCGTGTATTTCTCCCACAACTTGTCCAGTCTCTCTTTAGAGAGAGCTTCCTCAATGCCAGAAACTAAGTCGTCCGAATAGAGTAGTTTTTCGCAGCGGGTGGCACCCGTGAGCGAACCATCAATTGACCGACAAGTTAGAGTGGGGAACCTTTTAGCCTTCCCCAGATCCACAGTTGTATATTTAGCACTCCGATCCACCACCTGCACGCCTGGAAACACGTCATGCCACAGGTACTCCACCGGGTCGTCAAGAATGGTTATCACACCATCATATATGTTAGTCGTCAATATGCTAGAATGACCCGAAGCCAAAGACGGCTTCATCGGGTCCCTACCCATAATCCACGTTAAATAGAAAATAGCAAGAGTGGTTTTCCCAACGCCCGGCGGCATGGATATGGTGACTAAATCTAACTTGTCGTCCTCCAAGTCCTGTAAAGCATCCACCACGGGTTTCAAAACAGAACGTCTAGGTACATAAAACTTCTTATCGGGGTCTCGATTGAACTCCAAGTACAGCATGTACTCATCAAACCTGTGCGGGGCGGCGAATAAGAGGGAGCGCTTGTACAGATCGTAGAACTCTAAGTCCCCTTTCTCCTTCGCCACCTTCGCCGCCAATCTCCAGACCTCACCGTTCAGATCGTAATCCTCCATGTGCCGAGCCATATCGAAGAGGTCAGAAAGATTCTGGTACTTCGTCAAGTCCTTCTGCTTTAACTTCTCAACGATCTTTTCGTTGGTCAATCTTTCTCCTCCCTAAACCTCTCATATGACTTGTCGTATTGTTCCTTAGTTATCTCTTGCGCCCACAACAAGACCGCTTCCCCTTTAGCGGAGTTATTATTGATCTGGTTCAGAACAAAATCTAAAGGGTGAATATCGATCACCGCATTGTAAAATGTGCAGTACCTTCCACCATGGGGCTTCCAAGCATACGTTATTAAATAATACACCTACTCCACCTCCAAAATAGGCTCGTGAATCCCTTTGACCCAACCTATGTCAGCATAGGAATAGTAACCCTCATACGTCTTTCTATTATTCAATATCGACCGAATTTGGGATGGGTAGAACCTCTTGCCCGAACGAGATTGATAACCGTGATCATTGAGCCAATCGGCTATGTCTTGCAGCGTCGCACCTTTTTCTCGCTTCTCGAACACGATTCGGACAATCTCAGCTTCGCCCTCATCTAAAACTAGTTGGCGATCCTCCACCCTGTATCCATACGGCGCACGACCACCCGCATAGCCTCCAGCCCGAGCCTTCATCCTCCGACCCGAACTTGTACGCTTAGCGATATTGATTCGCTCCTGTTCCGCAATGAAAAGCGTCAACGATTCCATTACACCCGCGAAGGCACCCATTGCGCCAAAATCTTCCGACACGCTAATCAGTTCAATGTTCTTCTTCTTCAGGACGAACTTGTAGTAGTAATACAAGTTCATGTCCCTTGCCAGTCTGTCAGACCTCGCCACCACCACCGCTTGAATGGGAGGATTGCCCACTTCTTCGTCATTGAACAGAATCTTATCCAGTTCTGGACGCTCTTCCTCCACACCACTCACGCCACCATCCACATACCACTTCGTCAAAGCTAGATTGTGTTTGGCGCAGTAATCGAGAATGTCCCGCTTTTGAGCCTCAATGCCATACTTATCCTCCTGCGCTTGACCATTCGTGCTTACCCTAACGTACCCTACTACTGGTTTCATGTCGTTACCTCCTTTTCTGATTCTCATTATATACTAGTTCGTGTAAATGTCAACCCCTAATGTAATTTTTCTTTGAGAATCTGCATATGCGACAAAAAAAATCCTCCTATAACAAAAAAAGGTATTGACTTTTTCGCCAATCCGAACACATAATAAGATATGAGTTAGACCTCGCCGCGCCTCTTAATTAGTTCTCTAATTAATGCGTACCAGGGCGGGGTTGCTTTTTTTTCAGAAGAATATAGCATTACATAAAAAGGGTATCGAGTAAATGTACCCTTTTTGTTTTGGAGATTGCTCGGAGGGGTGACGAGACCCCTTCGGCTGAGTCTAGAGTGGGAGGGGTAGGGGTAATTACACAAATTCAACAATAAAAAGTACAGAAAAGGCTTGCGCTTTACTGTAAACCGTGATATAATGAAGTCAAACAAAGAACCGCACGAGCGGTGAAGGAGGTAACAACATGCTGAAAGAACTGATGGAAGAGCTGCGAGCGAAAGGTATATCCTGCACACTCGAAGACTTGGGTGGGGGGATCGAGGGGATCACTTTCCCGAACACTGACTACTTCGTAACTCTCGACGAAGTGGAAGAAAGCTTGTACCACTTGACCAATGGGGAGGATAACGGGGAACAGTACCTAGTCTTCACATTCGATGAAATCGTGCAAGTAGTAACAGGTTGGTGAAAATAGAGAGGGAGGAATGAAGAATGAATACAATTTGGATATTGTTACTCTTGTTGGCACTACCGATCATAGTCTTAGTTTCGGCAGCCACGAAAAAATAAGGAGGTTATACCATGAATAAGAAATTTTTTGAAGAAGAATGCTTAAAAAGAGTAAAAGAAATTGCCGAAGAACTTAACGAACTAGCCGCAAATCCGCAGAGCAGAGACGAACTGGAAGAACGAGCTGAAGAGTTAGAACTCGAAATAATCGAGTATGAAAACGATGAAAACGGCCCGTTAACAGAAGCAGAACGGGAAGAACTCGAAGAAATTAAAGAAGAACTCGAAGCAATCCGCGAAAAACTTGACAACGGAGAAGCAACGGACTTGTACAGCTACTTTGAGGATGCCCTCGATATTACCTATTATATCAGCGGCAACGGTGAATATAGAGGCGTTGCAGTAACAATAACAACGGGCGGCCCGCATATTGAAGTGGATACCTGCGACATGGCCGTTAAGCTTTGGTGGGGCGGCGAAGAGGCTCAATGGAGCATTTGCCGAAATACGGCCGAGGCAATAGACGATATATTTTGCGAATATTATCAAGCAATTAGATAGCAGAGTGACGGCGGGTAAATCCCGCCGGTAATGCAGCCGGGCAGACGGTCACAAGCTCCGACAGCCCAAACGCATAATAAAATTTTGGGAGGTTTAACAATGGATAAGAAAATCAAGTATATTATTCGGGAAGTACCGCCGGAACATACGGATTTTGGCTATTATTTTGAGGACGATGGACTGACGGAAAAAGGCGGCGATTATTGCAATAACCTGTTTATAATCAGCCGGGAAAGATACGGGCGAATTAGCGGATTTAACATTGAAGAATATCAGAATATTCAAACAGAAATTGAAAACTTGTTTGAAATGTATGAAGATATTGTCAACAAGTCTATTTATGCTCAATATTCGAGCGTTGGCGCAATGTTGTTAGATTTAGGATTAATAAACAGTATTTACAACACCCGCCGAATTAAAGATATAACAGAATGGTTAAAGGCCCGCCTAAGATGGGGAAACACAAGCCAAACAAGAACTGTAGCGGAATACGAACCGGAGGAAAC